GTATGAACACATGTTGGAGGTGTGGGTGTGAACACATCTCTTGACATCCCCATTCCCGTGATATAATGTCCCCGACAGCCGCCCGTGCCCGTCTGGTAGGCCAACCCGCGCAACGGAAACAGGTGTGTAGTGATGGATCGGGGGCTGTCACCCATATGAGGATATGACTGATGGAAGATCCGGAAGAACTCTCGCGGCAGATGATTGAGCGGGCGAAGGGGGCTAAGCCACCAAAGAAGCTCAATTACACGCATGATGCGATGATCGATCTGATCATTGCGGAGCCGATGCTGAGCCAGGGCCAGCTCGCCGCTCGGTTTGGGTATTCGCAAGCTTGGGTCTCTACCATCATGTCTAGTGATGCGTTCCAATCTCAGCTCGCGGTCCGGCGGGCGGAGCTGATCGACCCCGCCATCACAATGTCGTATGAGGAGAGAATCAAAGCTCTCCAAAACCGTAGTCTGGAGGTTATGCAGGAGAAACTCTCCCGGCCCTCAGACGAGATTTCCGACGACCTGGCTCTTAAGGCGGCTAAGCTTGGAGTGGAATATCATGCGGCTAACAAGGGCCTGCTCACCGGCGGCGGCCCATCTCAGACAGAACGACTCGAAGCCCTGGCTTCCCGCCTCACGGGCTTAATCCACCACCAACGAGGAGAGGTACAAGATGTCCAAGCAATCGAAAGTAACCGGGTCTCACCAGTCAACCAAGGGCAACACCAAGCTGACCAATAATGGGTATAAGGCTGGGAAGGGGCAGGTTGAACCCACCGGAGCGGGCTATGCTCGGGGTGGAAACACTAACCCAATAACCCAGACACCGATGGGGAACCGTACCATTAAGTCTACGCCCGCCCCTGAGACCAAGCTCGTAGGGAAGAACTCAGCCGCCTACCAGATTGAGATCATGCCCACGGCGGCTGAGCCTGTCCCCATGCATAAGCGTCTCGCCGGCGGTTGCTAGCATGCACCGCATAGTATTCCCGACGAAGAATGTGGCGGAGACGAAAAACTTCGTCTTCGATTACACTTCTCTTCTGCTGCCAGGGGAGTACTTTCTCTGCGATACCGTGGTGTACAACTACGCCAGTGCGGCCAGCACAGAATCCGGTATTGTGTACAACCCGAATGATAGTACTATCTGGCAAACTACCGGAGCGGCGACAACAGCTATCATAGGTAGAGACTCAGCTACGGGGGTGATCAAATATAAGATATCCGCAACTTCGACTCCCGGGAGTGCTTCCAATTTATTCTACGACCCCACCAATAAGTATATCTGGACGTTATCTACCTCCGGTACGAAGTACATGAAGTTCGATGCCGTAGCCCATACAGAGCTGGGGGAGATAACCAGCACTCACACGTCTATTGATATGCAAGTTGCCCCTAACGGCTGGGTGTGGGATGTTGGGCCTAACACCCTGTCCAGTTCCACCCTGGGCCGATTCTCCAAGTTCGATCCTATTGTGGGGACCCAGACTGACTACACTACAGGCATCCCTGATGCGAACCAATATGTCTTCGATGGGTCGGGTAACATTTGGGGTACGGTGGCTACGGACAGCACACCTCATTACGAACTCGTACTTTTTAACGTAAGCTCCCACACGGTCACTAACACTTATAACATAAATCTTCAGGTTGTGTCCATTGCGTACTGCTCGGCTAGGAATAGTTTACTGTTGGCCTGTCTCGACGGCGGCGGAACTATCAGAGAGTTCAGTCTCGCTTCCTTCACCCTCACTGCTACGAATATCAGCAACTCATATATCCAAGCTCCTGGCGTAAATATCACGTCCCTCGTAGACAACTCGGCGAACCATACATTCTTCCTCCTCGCCAACGTGAACGACCAGATGATACGAATATGGGGTTTCAAGACCACGGACCTCACACAAATATATCAAAACACGATAGTCAGTGAATTCAATCTCGCAGAGGTTTCCATCGCACAAAGCAACCTGCTGATTTCAGATCAAGGTTCCTGCTACGGGTTCCAGATCTTCGGTCCCGGAACATTAGCAAACTCGGGGACGCCGGCAGTGAACTGTACCCTGAATCCGTGCAATATTGTTGTGTACTCAGGGGTGGACCCTAATCCCTCAGCCATGTTAAACGGCTTGCCCTCATACAAAACCCCCTATGTTACCCAATCCCTTACCGCCGGCGTTGAAGGGGTCCAGTACGACTTCAGTTGTACTGTGCAGACCAACCTCAACCGTATTCTCACCATGTCGGGGTTTATAGCCGTCCCCCACGCCTCGATATGAACAAGATTATCTTCACCCCTAAGTTGTCTACGGAGACAAATCGGTACACAGTGGATTTTACGGACCGGCTGGTTTCGCTGACAGGAGTTACCGCCGACCCCCTATTCTTTTTCTTTGAGACCCTTAGCACAGCATCGGTTACCATAGCTGTGTATTCCGGGACCGATGCTTCGCCGGCTAATATGTTGCTAGGATCCCCCACTATAACCGGAAACACAATCACGCAGAACGTGCAAGGTGGTGTAGTGGGGGTTACCTATGAACTGACCTTCACAGCCACAACTTCCCTCACAGATCCTGTATCAGGAACACTTGACCAGACCCATCAAACCCAAACCTTGGTTTCTAAAGCCTTTCTCACTATTAAGCCCTCTGCTGTATGAAGCTCACCGCCGACCTCATCGAATCTTTCGCCGGGACGTTCCTCAGTCCACGGTACGATGACGCTTGCCCCACACCCCAATTTCACAGGGACGCTTGGAGCATGTATTCCGGCCCCCACAAGCAGTGTATGGTAGTCGCCCCCCGAGACCATGCGAAGAGTACTGCTCTGACATTCGATTACATTCTCGCGGCGGTTATGTTTCGGGATAGTGATTACGTCATCGTGGTCGGCTCCACGGAGGAGAATGCCTCTGAACTCCTGTCCAACATCCATGATGAGCTCGCGGAGAACGAGGATCTCCAGGAACAGTTCGGACCTTACGTGTTCGAGACCAAAAATAAGAATGACATCATCGTCCGGCATAAGGATGGCCACCGTTTCCGCATCCTGGCTCGGGGGGCTGAGCAGCGTATTCGTGGTAAAATGTGGAATGGTAAGCGTCCTAATCTCATGGTCTGCGATGACATCGAGGACGACGAGCAGGTCGAGAACATGGATCGCCGGGCCAAGCTCCGCCGGTGGTTCTTCCGGGCGGCGAAACAGGCTCTTAGCCTCCACGGCAAGATCCGCATTCACGGCACCATCTTGCACGATGACAGTCTCCTGTCACGTCTCCGCACCAACAAGACTTGGCTCCACCAGTTCTACAAAGCCCACCGGTCCTATGACGAGTTTGAAGACCTTCTGTGGCCTGAGCGTTGGACGGAGAGTTTACTCCGCGCTCGCCAGCTAGAGTTCATCGAGGACAAAGATCCAGGGGGCTATTCCCAAGAATTCCTCAACGACCCTCTTGATCTCTCCGAAGCCTATCTCCGCAAGGACGATTTCCTGCCTATGAAAGAGGCCGACTATGATACTCCCATGGTTGTTGCAGCTGCGGCAGACTTCGCCATTTCTAAGGCCGATAAAGCAAACCGCACTTCTTTTACTATTGGCGGTAAATGCGCCAAGAATCTTTTGTATTTTCTTGATGAGCGAGTGTCTCGTTGGGACGCCCTTGAACTGGTCGACGTTATGTTCGATATTCAGAGACGTTGGGAATCTGACATATTCTGGGTGGAAGATGGTGCTATCTGGAAAAGTATAGCCCCCGTGATCTATAAAGAAATGCAGATACGAAACATCTTCATTAACATCCAGGCTCGTAAATCCATCAAGGATAAGGCGTCACGGGGTCGGAGCCTACAGAAAAGGATGAGGGCTGGAGCTTGCAGGTTTGATAAAGAGTCCTCTTGGTATCCCTCTTTCGAGGCCGAGCTCCTCCGGTTCACTGGCATTAGCAACGCCATCCTTGATGACCAGTTTGATTCCGCCGCCCTCCTCTCTCTCGGTTTCGAGGACCTCGCCCTTGTGGAGGAGGAGGATTTTCTAGATGAAGAAGAGCAGGAAGTTCGCCGTCACGGGCACCGCGCTAACAACGGCAGGTCTGCCGTAACAGGATATTGATATGTTGAAGTTAGAGAATCATATTCAGATCACTCCCGAGGTTATTGCCGACCCCAATCTGTGTCATCGATTTTCTGAGATTGATTTGCAGTCCATTGGGAATTGTGTGCATGATGGATACCTCGCCGATAAGATGTCTCGCCGGCTGTGGGAGAAGCGTACCGAATCCGCTATGGACCTTGCCATGCAAATCCAGACGGAGAAGTCCTTTCCTTGGCCGGATTGTTCCAACATTAATTTTCCCCTAGTAACAATTGCTGTCCTCCAGTTTCATGCTCGGGCCTATCCCGCCCTGATCGACGGACCTCAAATCGTCAAGATGCGAGTCAACGGCCCGGATGCTCGGGCGGAAGCCTTTCAACGCGCTGAGCGTGTTGAGAACCACATGTCTTGGCAGATTCTCGAACAGGACCAGTCCTGGGAAGAGCAAATGGACCGCCTGCTGCTCAACATGGCTGTCATAGGATGTGCGTTCAAAAAATCTTATTACAACGCCGAGAAGGGACATAATGTGTCTACCTTCGTCCAGGCCAAGAACCTTGTTCTCAACTACTGGGGAAAGTCTGTCGACGAATGTCCCCGCAAGACAGAGATTCTATACAAATCCCGCAGTGACCTCCACTCTGAAATCCTCCGGGGGGCGTATAGAGACATCCGGGAAGAGGGCTGGTACTCTTCCCCCACCACTCCCGCCATCTCCGAGCAGGGCCTTAGAGAAGATCGTCGGGCAGGTGAGTCCACCCCTCCCACTGACTATGCAACCCCTCACTGCGTGCTAGAACAGCACGTATCTCTTGACCTAGATGGAGACGGCTATGACGAGCCTTATACGATTACAATCCATGAGAGCAGCCGAGCTGTCCTCCGTATTGTTACCCGGTTTGACACTGAGAGCGCTGTGCAGCGAACTAGTACAGGAGAAATTATCTCAATCCGGCCTATTGAATACTATACGAAGTATGGTTTCATACCCTCCCCTGATGGCGGCATTTACGACATTGGTCTTGGTATGCTTACCGGTCCTCTTAATGAGGCGGTAAATTCTCTGACAAACATGTTAGTAGACTCCGGCACGATGTCGAATTCCGCTGGAGGGTTCCTGGGTCGGGGTATGAAGATTCGCGGCGGTGTATACACATTCTCCCCCTTTGAATGGAAAAGAGTGGATTCCAGCGGGGATGATCTTCGTCAATCTATCTTCCCGTTACCCACTCGCGAACCTTCCGCCGTTCTGCTGCAACTGCTCAGCCTCCTCATCAATTACACAAATCGTATCAGCGGTTCCACCGATACTATGGTGGGAGAGAATCCAGGGCAGAACACACCCGCCGAGACTTCTCGTACCATGATCGAACAGGGCTCCAAGATTTACAGCGCTCTCTTCAAACGAATCTGGCGTTCGATGAAGGAGGAGTTCAAGAAGCTTTACCTCCTTAACGGGGTCTATCTCCCGGCGAAGCAAAACTTCGGCGCAGGAAGTTTCATTCTTCAGGAGGACTACCTCGGAGATCCGAATGCTGTCATTCCTGTAGCCGATCCTCGCGTGACCTCCGAGACCCAACGGCTCCAGCAAGCAATCATGCTGAAGCAATCTGCTATGACCACCCCCGGCTATGACCGAGAAGCTGTAGAACGTCGATTCCTCCAAGCCTCTCACGTAGACGGCATAGATCAGATCTTCCCCGGCATGCAAAAGACTGGCCCATTGCCCAACCCCAAGGTCCAGATCGAACAGATGAAGCTCCAGGCCAAGATGGCTGACATCAAATTCAAAACCCAAAAAGCCGTTTTGGAGATGCAGGAAGAGCACCTCCTCAACGCTGCAAAGATTACGGAACTCGAAGCCCGTGCACAGAAAGAGATTGCAGAGGCCGGCGGGGTCCAAACCGGGCAATTGATCGCAGCATATGAAGCTGCAATCGGTGCAATGAAAGCTCACAATGACAGTGTAGCTAAACAGATAGAACTTTTAATGAAAGGTATGGAAGATGGCAACCGAGATCAACAAGGAGGAGTTCCAGGCATGGCTCCAGCACCCGGTAACACAGGCGTACAGGAACCTTCTACGCCAGAGCCTGGAGGAATGCAGGGATAAGCTAGAGTATACTCGCGACTACACCGATGTGCAGTATGTTCAAGGAGCCGCTCACATGCTCCGCGAATTCCTGCAGGCCGATCAAGATACTCTTAACTCGGAGTTGCACCATGAGTGATACCCCTATTGTTAATGCTTCGGGTGTTCGTCCTCTGGGACACGCCATCCTCGTTAAACCGGACGAGGCCACTAAGGCCAGTTCGATTATTGAAATACCTGATACTGTGAAAGGCCGAAACGCCATGGTTGAACAAAATGCAACGGTCATTGCATGCGGGGCAAACGCATGGTATGATGAAAATGAGCCTCGTGCCAAGCCCGGAGACCGCGTGATCATCACCAAATACGCCGGTCACATGGTCGTAGGCCCAAAAGATGGAGTTCAATACCGCTTGGTCAACGACCGTGATATCTTCGCAGGATTGGAGGACTAACATGACTGACCAAACTCAACAAGTCAATGAAGGTGCATCTCAGTACGAAGGCGATCCCACAGGGGGTCTTTCGGAGTCTGAGGTGCAGGAGGCCCAGCTTCAAGGCTGGCGTGGTCCCGAGGAGTTTCATGGTGATCCGGCAAACTTCGTTGATGCCAAAACCTACCTCGACAAGTCCCGCCAGATTCAGCCTATCCTCCGCGAAAACAACAAGCGGTTGGTAGAGCAGAACAAGGCCCTCCAAACCCAGGTTAATCAGCTCGTCGCCAATCAGAAAGAGATGGCGGAGAGCATGGAAGCATTTAAAGAATTCCAGGCGGAACAAGCTGCCGACAAGGCTGTGAGGATGAGGGCGAAGATTCTCGCCGAACTCCGGGATGCAAAGGAACAAGGCGACCTCGATGGGGAAGTTGAAGCCCAGTCCAAGTTATCAAAATTCGATAACGCGGCGGTTACTCCTCCGGCTCGCAAGACTCCAGAGACTCCCGTCCAGCCTCAACTCGATCCGTCGTTTGTTGCTTGGCAGTCGGCGAACCCTTGGTTCGAAGCCGATCCCGTCAAACGAGGATTAGCTATTGGAATGGCGCAGCAACTCCGGCAAGAAGGTTCCTCCCTCGTAGGGGCTGCTTTCTTCGCGGAGGTGGATAAACGGATGGAGCAGTATGGGGCTCCCGCGAAACGCGGGGTGAGTAAGGTGGATGCTGGTGGTCAAGGTGGCCAGCCGAGGGGTTCAGCAGCCTCGGGCTATGCCGACCTCCCTGCCGACGCCAGAGCTCAATGCGACGCCGACGCTAGTCGTTTCGTCGGCCCTAACAAGCTTTACAAAACTAAAGCCGAATGGAATAAAGCATTCGCCGACTTATATTTCGCGGAGTAAATGATGGGTATTGACGCAGTATCACCAGCCAACAGGATTGAGGAAATCCTCAAGGGTGAGCGCAAACGTCGCTCGATGAACACGCCTCAGCAGAAACTCCAAGTCCCCGAGATTCCGGGGTATTACTTGTACTGGTTCCGTGGTGAACCCGAACGCATTGAACAAGCCCTCGACGCCGGCTATGAGTTTGTAGACCGTCGTGAGGTTCATACATACAACCATGATCTGGCTGGAGATGGTTCTGTCAGCGGTCATACTGACATGGGCTCCCGCGTTAGCGTTGTGGACGGTTCTGGTGTAGGGGGTGATGGTCAAGCCCTCCGCCTCTATCTAATGAAGTTGCGAGAAGAATGGCATAAAGAAGATCTGGCAGATGCAGAAAAGTATACGACTAAACTCGTACACTCCTTGAAAGCCGGGACGGTAGGCATTGGCGACAAAGACGCTGGCCTTCAGGCCGAGGACAAGGATAAATTTTACGGCGGCCAGACGAATCTTTTTCAACCTAAACACGTACGGAGATCGTAATGGCTAATACTCAAAAGCCTGCAGGCCTCGTACCAGTGCGGTATGTCAATGGCACGACTTGGAATGGTCAAGCCAACGAGTACTACATCCCGTCTACTGATACGAATGCTTACGCAATTGGTGATCCTGTCGCCACCGCTACAGGTGCCGCAGATGCCAATGGTGTAAGCGCAGTAATCCTGGCTACTGCCGGTTCTGGTAACGCAGTTCGTGGTGTGATTGTCTCTATGGGTGGTCTGAAGGACGGCGGCTTCATGGGAGATCCAACCAACCTGAATACCACAATCATTCCCGCAACCAAAACTCAAGCCTACTACGTAATGGTAGTAGATGACCCTATGGTTCTCTTCGCCATTCAATGTAACTCGGGCTCTGGCACTCCCTTTACCGCCGCTGACGTTGGCAAGAACACTAACCTCAAATCCGGCACAAACAATAGCTACGTATCTGGCTGGACCGCAGATGATACCGCCGCGTCGGCAACGACCTCCACATATCAACTCCGTATCTTCGGCTTGAATCGTACCCTCAACAACGCATTCGGTAAGTATGCAGAGCTCCTGGTGTTGATCAACAACCACGAGTTCAAAGCTGCCGTTGCTGGCGTATAATAGGAGACTATCATGCCAGGTGGTGTAATCAATACAGGCAGTCACCCAAAGCTATTATGGCCTGGGGTGCATGCTACGTGGGGTCAGATGTATGATGAGCACATCAAGGAATACGATGCGCTGTTCACACAGGAAGAGTCCGACAAGGCTTACGAAGAGGATGTGGAGATCACAGGCTTTGGCCTGGCTCCTGTTAAAGGCCAGGGCGCTCCAGTCCAGATGGATTCGGAAGTTCAAGGCTATGTGTCTCGTTATACCCACATCGCATATTCTCTGGGCTATGCGGTGACGTATGAGGAGATGCGTGACAACCTCTACAAGGTTGTGGCAGAGCGTAGAGCGAAAGGTTTAGCCTTCTCGATGAATCAAACCATCGAGCAGGTGGCCGCTTCCATCTACAACAATGCGTTTGGTACTACCGTCTTTACTACGGGTGACGGCGTGGCGTTGATCTCCACGGCTCACGTCAATGCCACAGGTGGTACGTATTCGAATGCCCTTAGCCCTGCGGCCGACCTCGCCGAGTCGTCTCTGGAAGATCTGACTGTTCAGATCATGGGCTTTCAGAACGATCGTGGCCTGTTCATCAACATCATGCCCGAGTCGCTGCATATCCCTCGTCAAGAGTGGTACAATGCGAATCGTATCCTGAAGTCGGTGCTGCAGTCCAACACATCGAACAACAACATCAACGTGCTGAATGCGTTGAATGTCTTCCCTAAAGGTGTGAAGTTGAATCACTACTTCACAGCCCCCCACGCCTGGTTCATCCGAACCAATGCACCGCAGGGTATGACAATGTTCTGGCGTGATCGTCCGATGTTCGATCAGGACAACGACTTCTCGACCAAGAACGCACTGGCTTCTTCTTACATGCGTTTCAGCTTGGGATGTACAGATCCTCGCGGTATCGCGGGTTCTAATGGTCCGTAAGTAGTAAATGTGATGTGTACACATGTCCGCCATGGGTGTGTGTACACATTCCGAATAGCGTAATCGTTACAAACATTTTTGTCGGGCTATTCCCGATTCGGAGTCTCAAATGCCTTTTACCAATTTCCCGCAGGGTTTCGCCGCCGGTCTCTCGGTGCGTGGTATGCCGCTGCTCCAGGCCCAACCCGGCCAAGTCTTCTTCGTCAATAACTCTACCACACTGAATCCCCAACAACGCGCTGGCTCGGACAACAACCGTGGTACGTTCTTGGACCCTTTTGCCACTCTCGCCAATGCGATTAGTGTGGCCACTGCCGCCCGTGGTGATATCATCGTGATCGGAGCCGGCCATGCAGAAACAATATCGACAGCGACGGCACTTAACCTTAGTACTTCAGGCGTGGCTATTATCGGTCTCGGTTCTGGTTCCCTGCGGCCAACATTCACTCTGGATACTGCGACTACCTCGACTATTACAGTATCTGCCGCTAACGTCAGCATTCAAAACTGTGTTTTTGTCGCAAACTTCCTTAACATTGCGGCTCTCTTTACACTCACCACGGCGAAAGATTTTGCAGTGGACCGTTGTGAGTTTAGAGATACCTCTTCGGTTTTGAACTTCCTGACACTGTTCACTACCAACACTACGGCGAATGCGGCCGATGGGTTCAGTTTGACAAACAGCAAAGCCTTGCTACTGGCCTCCAGCGGTGTGGTGAACCTGCTCGCAGCTAATGGTACTATGAATCGTGTGCTGATAGATGGCAACGACTATCTATCTACAACCACGGGTGCTGGCGCCATCATTCCGATTGCTGCTGGTAAAATTATCACAGGCCTCCGTCTGACGAACAACCTGTTTAACGTGGTAAATGCGGCAGGTACTGCAACAGGGTATCTCATCACTACCAACGGTTCGACCAATACCGGCTTCATCCATGGTAACTACGATCATGCGCTTCCAACTACCCCGTTGCTAGTAACGGCTTCCAGTGGCTTTGTGTATGGCACTAATTACCATTCCGACACGGCGGATTTGTCAGGTTATCTGTTGCCTGCTGCGGATAGTTAATCTCATCTTAGTCTTCGGGCTATCAGGAGTAATCTTCGGGCTTCTTGCCCTACTCCTGATAGCTCACATCATACGGAACAAACTTTTAGGGGACTATTATGTCTAACGGTCAGCAAAACCCGAACATCGCAATTACTACTTCGAGCAAAGTTGCTACGATCTTCCACGGCCTCCAAGCGGCGTCGGATGAAGGTTCCTTCTTCATCGCCACGAATGCTACGCCAGGCACTGCCATCGCCACTACAACCTCGGTTGTGGATGATGCCGCTACAGCAAGCTCGACTCACGCTCAGGCCTCTCCAGTGATGGTTATCACCAATAACTGGTCGGCGTCGGACCCCCTGCAGAAATGCATCTATCTGTCTTACCTGAAGATGTTGATCAGCCAAGTCCCAACCTCGGCGACGTCCTGGCAATACGCAATGCGTCTGGATATGAACCCTACTCGTATCACTACCCAGGGCACCACGATTACCCCGGTAAATCCTAACAGTGCATCCAGTACACTGTCCAAAGCTGCCATCACCTTTGGGGCAATCACCACAGCCCTACCCACAGCCAACGGTCGTTTGGTTGCTCGCGGTCAGGTTAACTCTGCTGTTCCTGTTACACTCGATCAGTGGTTCTTCAATTTCGGTAACCCCGGTGTTCCGATGGATCTGATCTCCGGCGGTACAGGTGCGAAGAACGTCTCTATCCCTTGCGGCCCCATCGTCCTAGCTCCCGGCTGGTCCGTGACCCTGGAGATGTGGGGTGCCTCCAACGCTGCAGCACCTTCGTGGGAGTTCGAATTGGGTTACATCGAACGTCCAGCTGGTCAGTAATTACATTGCGGGGAAACCATGGCTAATGCAACATACATCGATGTATTGCTGGATGGTCCCCGCAATTACGTCGTGAAGTATACAGGGATATTGGACACCTCTGATGTCTCTGTAACGTCTATTATTTTGAAGACCGACCCTACAAATAATGATGTGGCGATGAAGGGTATTTGGGGCTTTCGTGTAGATCACATAGAGTATTCCGTGAGTGATCAGTTATCCTGTCAGTTGTTTTACCATGCTACGACCAATCGTCAGATTGTTTCGTTGGAAGGTAGGGGATTCTTTGGTCACACAAACTATGGTGGAATTATTCCCGTCCGGGGGGACACAGGTTTCAATGGGGCTATAGACTTCAAAACAACCGGTTGGGCGTCTGGTACGCAAGCCTTCAGCATAACTCTCGAACTCGTGAAGCTGTACGACGTATCATGACATCTCCGGCTTCCTTCCAAACTCCTTCTCGTATCATTGAGTACGCGATGAAGGATGCTGGACTCCTCCAAGAGGGGGATGTCCCCAACTCAGATCAGTATGCCGAGCATACCAATCGGCTTAATGATCTGATAAATCTCTGGCAGACAGAGGGGTTGAAGCTTTGGCTGCAGAGGGATCTGGGGTTCACACCGGTGGCAAATCAAGCTACCTACACATTCGGGTTGATTGGTACCCCCACAGTAAGCATGACGAAGCCCCTGCGAGTGCTGCAGGCGTATTACCAAGACAACTCCTCCCCGGCGATACGCCGCCCGCTGAGTGTGTTGAGCCGGGATGAGTATACCCGGTTGAGCCAAACAACTCAAACGGGGGCAGTTAATTCTTTCTTCGTGGACAAACAGCAGCAGCAACTAGCTGTGTCCCTGTGGTTAGTGCCTGATTCAACTGCGGCCATGGGAACTGTCCACATGATTTTGCAGTACCAGGTCACGAACTTCATCAACCTCACTGAGACGATGGAGTTCCCTATTGAGTGGTTTATTGCTTTGCGGTGGGGGCTGGCTGACGAAATCTGCACAGGCCAGCCCGAGAGCGTCCAAGCCCGTTGCAAGCAACGTGCAGATCAGTTTAAGAAGAAGCTTGAGGACTGGGATGTGGAAGATGCTTCCACTATGTTTGCCCCTGACAGCCGGGGGATCACCTACCGTTATGGATTCAAATAATGGCCCAGCACGAGACAGTTGCGAAGCCTTTGCGACTGCCCTTAGTCATTGAGCAAAATAATCGATTGAGTACCCTGGATAAGGATGCTCGGTTGATTAATGCTTATATGGAGAGAGATTACACGGGGGAATGGTGGGTGTGTAAAAGGCCCGGAATGTCTACTACAACGTATGACATTATACCTGGAAATACAAATTCTTTGTACGGCCATGGGGTATATCAATGGGTAAATGATCTTTATGTAGTGTGCGGAAATCAGTTTTTCAAAAATGGAACTGTGATAGGGACGGTACAGGAAACAATACCTTCGATATACCGCTTTGCGGTAACTATGGGGAGCCCGAATAGATTGTTCTTTGCGAACGGGTCGGCGGCGTATACCTACGATACAACGAACGGACTGGTCCAAGTTACCGATGCGAACTATCCAGCAACTACTGTAGAGGGTGTAGCTTATCTCGATGGCACTATGTATGTAATGGACCCCTCCGGGAATATTCGAGGATCTAATATCAATGATGCCCAGACTTGGCCTGCCCTTAACACCATTCAAGCAAACATAAATCCTGAAGCTGCTATGTGCTTGATTAAGCAACTTACCTACGTAGTGGCCATTAAGAAGATTTCCACGGAATTTTTCTTCGACGGAGGTAACCCAGTAGGTAGTCCGCTTACGGCTAACACTGGTTCAAAGCTAAATATTGGTACGGTGGCCTCTGGTTCGGTATGCGAGATTGACGGAGACTTCATCTGGTTGGCTCGCGGGGAGAGCGGGTGGTTACACTTTGTGAGGATGTCAAATCTTCAGCATACTACAATCTCTACTACAGCTGTAGAGAAGATTCTCAATGATACCAACGTGTCTCAGAATGCTACTCAGTATAGTTTTTATTCCTTTGATGTGGCCCATGGGGGGCATACCTTCTATGTATTTACTTGGCCGGACGTCTCTGCTGGTTATACTTTGGTGTATGATCTGAAGGAAAAACTGTGGTATCAGTGGTCGGAAGGAGGTTTGCCTTATTTTCCGTACATCGCAAGTGTTCATACACCCTTTGGTGGGGGGACATTACTTCAGCATGAAACCAACGGGCATTTATATCTAATAGATTCTAAGCTTACTACCGATAAGAATGCCCCGATTACGGTGGATGTTTACACTCCTAACTTCGATGCAGGCGTGGGGAGACGCAAAATGCTTACCTCAATGCGCTTTGTGGGGGATCAGAATGTGGGGAGCACACTCCAAGTGCGTGCGAATGACAACGACTACGATGCAACGAAGTGGACTAATTTTAGGCAGGTGGACTTGTCGCAACAGAACCCACAGTTGAGAAATTGTGGTACATTCTACCGCCGGGCCTATCATTTCCGCCATCAGAGCAATACGCCTTTCAGGCTGAAAGCAATTGACCTCCAGCTAGACGTGGGGACGTTATGACCTTTACTACACGCCGGGCCCCAATTGAAGTAATGTTTGATGAGGAGGTTCCTGATCATGGTAAGAAACGCATATCCAAGGTCTGGGTCGATTGGTTGCTGAGTGTACCGGTTTTGGACAAATCTGGAAATTTCCAGATTCAGAGGGCCGATGCTAATAGTGGGTATGTGTACACAGCTCCCGTGACGGGGTTCAATAGTACAATTCAAAATGCGACATCTCAGTACATTATGAATCCGACCGGGACCCTGGCCACAGGAACTCTTATCATGCCCTCGGCTCCTATTGACGGGCAAGAACTCACAATCGCGTGTACGCAAGCAATCACAAGCCTTACTATGAGCGCGAACACAGGCCAGACACTCAAAGGAGCTCTGACAACAATAGCCGCAAATGGCTTCGCCCAATGGCGGTATATAGCAATCCCGGCTCTTTGGATAAGGGTAGGTTGATATGCCTCTTGATTACAATCAGGTTATGGCCCAATGGGGGCAAACTCCTCAGATGAGCCCCAGTGGGGACAGGTTCCTACGTCCGAGTATTACTCTGGACGGGTCTACGATATCCCCCACAATGTTCTCCGGGGACGATGCTTCTCAGATTTCCGCCCCCGGAACTCTTACTGCTACGGGAGGCAGTATTCCCTCCGGTTGGCAAGAATATCTGTTCCCTGGCGGTTCTAAAATGGTCCAGCAATCCGGGGGCTACCTCAATGATCCCACGCATCTTGCAGAATTGGCTAGTTTGGCTATTGGGGGTGCTGCGGCGAGTGGTGCCTTTGGCGGGGGTTCTGCTGGTGGTGGGCTTACTGGCGGCTTGGGTGATGTGGGATCATCAGCAGCAACTATTACTCCAGACATCAGCCTCGGCGGGGGAGCAACGACTTCTTCAGTTACAGACCTCGGGGCAGGCCTTACCGCCTCACCCTTAACAGGTACAGGAGGCAGTATGGCAGGTTACGATGCTGGGGCTGACCTCGGCGGTGGGTTGGATTCAGCAGGGATTAGCGGTGATGCGAGTCTGGGTGGCGTAGGTGTTACAGGTGGGGGTACGGTTGGCGGCGGGGCTTTGAATGGAAGCTCCAGCATGATCTCTTCCATCATGAGTAACTTATCCAACCCCGGCAACATGATGGACTTGGCTAAAGGTGTAATGGGGCTTTTTGGTTCGAAACAGATGAACAATGCTCCGGGTGCTGGAATGGCTGATCCATTCGCATCTCAACGGGGGATGTATCAAGGTCAGCTAGCACAGCTCATGTCCAACTTTGGTCAAACCGATGTCTCCAAATTACCTGGGTATCAGGCTGGTCTTCAAGCTGTGATGCGAGCTGGTGGGGCGCAGGGTTTCATGAACTCAGGTAACATGATGGCGGAGCTAGCCCAGTATGGTCAAAATGCTTACCAGCAAAACATTCAGAATCAGTTAGCAGAGGCCCAACTCCTGGGCCACTTCGCGGGGGCGGATACTGGTAGCCCCGTCGCTGCGGGGCAATTAGCCCAGTCCGGGCAGACCAATGCTTGGAACCTTGCGGGGCAGGCCATGAATTCTCTCGGCTCCGCAATAATGCCCCCTATTGCAGATGCGGCTTCGAGTTTCATTAACTCCATGAACATTTGGGGATAACATGCCAGATTTTTCTATGTGGGGTCCTGCTGAGAGTGGGACTAGACTAGCCCAGATGGATGCTATGAAGATGGCCCAGACAGGGATGGAGATGCGCCAAGAAGCTGCGCATACGGATTATCTTCGGATGGAAGCGGAGAAGGCTCGTTATGGTCTGGAAAACGAGAAGCTGCAACAGAACTTGCTCAGACAGCAGGCCCAAATGGCACAAGCAGCCCAGCAACCGTCTCCGGAACAGCAGATCAGCCAGTCAGATCAAATGGCCAATCTCCTAGACAGGCAGGCCCAAATGTTGGCCGGGGCTGGCTTTGGGGATAAGGCAATGAAGTATGCTGAAGGTGCTCAACAGATTAGGACTCGAGCAGCCAACGCCGATCATCAGCGTGCTACCACTCAGCATCTCACCAATGAATCTCGCCAGATGTACAATGCTGCTGTCGAGCAGTATCTGGGTAATGCGAAGAATGACCAAGACTGGCAGATAGGCTTGCTCAACCTCCAGAGAGATTATCCGAGTATGGAAATGCCGGCGGATCTAAAAAATTCTCACTATGATCCGAAAGTAGCAGAGGCTGTGAGATCACGGGCACTGAGTCTGAAAGACGCTTCCATGATCCAAATGCGGGTGGAGGATTTACAATTCAAAGCACGGAGTGCTGTACGTCAGGAGTCGCACGATGCCGCTATGGAAGCTCACTGGGACCGCCAAGATGCTGCTACGGCGGCTCGGGAGGCCCGGATTGCTAAGGGTGGTGGGACTAAGGCTATGCCAGCAGTGCCTAAGGACGATATTAAATTTGCGTTTAATCTCATTCGACAAGAGTTCCCCGCAGTGAAGGAGAAGAATCCCGGGGCTATTGCTATGTCGGAGAAGATTGCCGGAGATGCTCAAGCCATGATGAGGGCAAATCCTAATATCTCACATTCGCAGGCTGTGACTCGGGCATACGCCGCCGCGAAAGCGAACGGAGAAATTAAACCGGGTCAGGATAATCGGTGGGATTTGCCTATTGTAGGAAAGGTGGGAAAACCTCCTTCTCCTAGTTTAAACCCTATTAAGCAAATCTCTCCTGTGCAAGCAGCCGTGGAAGCCCTAGGACAGTCTTACGAACCTGAGACCTATGATTACCGTCTAGGCCCTAACGGTGAAGTTCAGAGGAAGAAAAAATGAGTGACTGGGAAACTCTTTCGCCGACGTCTCAGGCTTCCGCACCCCAGCATCCCGGGTTCCAGGTTCCTCAACCGGGTCCGGATTCTTATACTTCGACCCCCCAAGAACGTCAGGCCGAACAAGCTCGTATATTTCAGACAGAGTATGAGGCTGAGACAGACCCAAAGGCGAAGGCAATATTGAAACGGGAGTATGAGTCGTTTGGGGGAAAGTTTCAGGCCCCAACACAGCCCACGCCCTCTGAGGGTGGATGGGAAACTCTAACGCCCAAGATCGAAAAAAGTGTGAAGAAGGTAGACACACCTACCCCTTCTTGGTGGTCTCGAACTCTTGGAGCTGCTGATATAGTGGGCAATATTCCAGCGAGTTTGGTGGGTGCTGGCATTAATCTGGGAAGTCGTATACAACAAGAGACCACTCACAATCTGAAAGGGGAAGCTGTAACTCCCGAGATGCATCGAGCCGATGTCACCAAGGCTCAAGACGTCCAGCACTTCATGACAGACTGGGCGACTAATCCTGTGCACAAGGTTGCTGATTTCTTTGGCCTAGGTGTGGGGGCTCAGCAATCCGAGATTGAGTCTGCTATGGATAAACTCGGAAAGTGGGTTCATAAGGGTGGAGAGTACCTAGATAAAAAGACTGATGGAAGGATTGTTGCTGGGGA